TTATTAAGTAACTTATTATCTTTTACAATGTAGCGGTCATCTTCTTTAACAACCTCGCCACCAATATCATCAATCGCTAGTTTCATCAAGAGTTACCTCAAATTTTGCTGGTCGGTTTAACATATCACGAGTACCATCTTGACCTTCAATACCTTGATTCATATAAGCAGCAAAGAAAGAAGCATAGTTAGCAAGATCGACACATGAATCTTCGAGTGATTCAAAGTTTTGTTCATAGTCAGGATCATGTTCCATAGCTTCGAGTACAGACTGCATACGAAGAACTTTAGCATACATTGTATCAAGAAGAGTAGCACAACCGCGTGGATAGTAATCAGCTTGCTTTACACGTGAATTTGGATTTTGATAGTCATTAGATTTTTTGACTTGTATTTCAGCACAGCGCTGAAGAAATTTAAGAGATTCTTTCATTTATTACTCCATTTTATAGATCTATTATATACTATTTTTCCATAAAAGTAAATAGTTTTTTTACATATTTTTGTATACGTATTCGAGAGCACGATCTGCTTCTTTATCGAGTGGACGATTCTTATACCAATTACCAGTTTCCATATCAAGCTCTTGACACATCTTAGCAATTTCATTTGATGTAATAGGATATTTACGTTTTACCGCATTACCGGCAACTGCAACCATAATTTGATACATCTTATGATACCAACCAGTATTATTTATGAGTCTGTATTCCGCTTCGAGTTTACGAGGGAAGAAGGGACAGTCACGATAGGACGTCCACACCACGTGAGTGTTATCCATTTGTCCTTTTCTATGTTCAATGATTTGTTTTTGTAATCCATCTGGGAGTCTGTTGAAGAAGTTATTGAGGTTGGCTTTTTCGGCATATGGATGTTTCCTCATAAGATCTGTAGGATCAAGTGGGTCGCCATCATGACTGAAAATAAAGTTGAAAGCGCCAGAATATTTCGCAGGGATGTAGTACATGCGTGATAAGTCTTTAGTTTGGATGTCACCCAGTTCTCCGAGTTCTGTGTTAAGAGAATGCCAGAAATGTCTGATTCTGTCACTTCCAAGTCGTTCTCGCAAAGGGAACACCATTCTGAACTTAGGCGAATCCAGTGTACTGCTAGCAGTGCTATAGCAGACGAAGCGATAACTAGAAAAACGATTACATAAGTCATCTTGCAAATCTCCGTTAGGTTTGTATTCATCAACATCTACGCAACACCAGCCTGCCCAATCGATAACATTTGCATTTGCTCGAGTGGTGTCAGGCTGGTAAGTTGCTGGAGATATGAGTACAGCATCTTTCTTAGATTTTTTTTCTATCTCAGATAATTTATAAAGAAACTTTTCGAACGCATCAAAATTATCAAGGTCTAAACCTTTATCAGTTTTATTATCAAATATTGAATTAAATACTGTTAGTGAGATATCCATAGTTTCCGCCGTGCTCTGGACCTTTCCAACCTTCAGGCTTGATGAGATCTGGTAGTCCGAGTGGGTTAGGACGTGACTCTTTAACTCCTGGTTCTTTAGACATATTTGCATTATGTATCTCATCCCATGCTTTGTAAGCATCAATTCCAAACGCATCTAGTGTGCCGATAGCGACAACACATAAATCAATTAAACCGTCAACGATTTCTTCAGGATCTTTTTCATTAACAGCTTTAGCAGTTTCACTTAATTCTTCTTGTAAGAATTTAATTCTAAACTCAAGAAACTTCTGTAGTTTTTCTTTGTCGCCCGCTACGAGCTGTTCTGACATCCACGTGTGTACACCGAATTTACGATGCATATCATTAATATCTTGTACCCAATTTTCTGACATTTATATCTCCATTTTTATAATTATAACACATATTATAGTGAATGTACACTACTTTATCCAAAAAAAGCTTCCAACGTTGCTTGCTCTTCTGCATTCCAACCAACTGCATTAAGGATTATTTTTAGAGGATCAAGAAAAGTTTTCTCGAATTGTTTATCGTAATCGATATATTGATCTAATTTGAATTCTCGTGGTAGACCTACAACTGGAAAAGATACAACGTTCTCTTTGAGATGGTTTGGTAATCGCAGATAGATAAACTTTATCTTATCACCATTACTAATCGATTCGTACTTATTTGTGAGATTGCTTTCTTTAAGAATGTTATTATAAAGTATGGCACCACGCGCGTGAATAGGAGTGCCTTTCTTATAGACTGTTTTCTTATCACGCCATTCTGTAAGATTAGTCACACCACGTGGAAAGGCAACTTCTTCTGCAGGAAGTTGTTTAAATTCTTGTTTGAACTTTAAGATATATTGCTGTACATCTTCTTCTGTACCAGAAATAATAACTTTAAATATCTCTTTGAACTTAGCACGACATATTGTAGGTGTAGAAGACTTGATTGCTTCAATACCCATAATCTTGAGTTTTGGTTCTTCGTACTGCACGCCTTCAGAGTTGTGCACATTCAAAATATATCTTTTCTTTGCAGTCCAGATACCACGATCGGCAATCACCTCACGTTCCATGACCATACGATTTTCGAAACAATTCATATCTTTGAAGAGTTTTTCCATAGCACCGTCGAGGATTTTTTGGAAGTGATTCTGACACGATTCATCAAGGAACTTTACAGGTTCTTTTGGCTGAAACTTCTGTACAAATTTTGAGAAGTTAACATAGATTGAATCTGTATCAATAGCAATTACAAAATCATCTTGAGTTCCGAGTAGTTTATTCATTTCATCATTTACTACCTTTTCACAGGTCTTAATGACATGTTGACCGGTAAGAGTAATACCTTCTGCAACTCGAAGGTCAAAATAGCGGAACCACTTATTACCCATAGCACCGAACAGAGAGTTCATTAAGATCTTAATTGCCATTTGTCTATTGTTTAATGAAGCAATTTGTTTTTCGATCTCAACACTTGTACCTTCTTTCTGTTGTTTCTTTTGCCATTCAATCATTTCTTTCTTAGCAGTTTTATGATCATCGTAGTACTGCTTAACAAGCATAGGGAATACACCTTCGCGATTGTTATTAAATGATACGCCAGCTTTTGCCGAACGAGATAGATTATCTCCATTCATTACAATAGTTTCAGGTGACATATTCCATTGCGCAATAATATTTGGATACAAAGAATTCAAATCAAAGGAAACTACCCAGTCATGTGCGCCGACTTGTGGTTCTTTTACATAGCCACCTTCGAACTTGGTATATGCGCCTTCACGATCACGACGGTCAGGTGGACCGGGAATTATAACTTTTCTTTTTGACAGTTCGCGATACACAATAGAATCCCATATTGCCGTAGTACCGAACGTGTCGCCATAATTAACACCAGCTTTGTAGGCCATTGTAAAGACAAGATTCAATAGATCAAGTTTAGTGTCAAGCTTTTCTACAAGTTCAACATCTTTAATATTATAATCAATATAGAGTTGGTAGTCATCTTTGTAGAGATTACGCAGGCTACCATGTTCTTCATATGACATCTTACTTTCGCCAAGCACGACATGTGAGATATGATTAAGTGAATAAGATTCTTGAGGGCCGTAGCTATAGCCAAACTTTTGGAAAAGATCCATGTAATCAAGCTGTGAAATACCTGCAATTTGATAGGTTTTCATAGTCTTCATTTTAAACGCTACAGTCTTGTCGCGAATAGCCCAGTCTTTAAATTGCTTATACCACGGTGAAAGCAAACAAGCAATGTGTTCACCGAATAAATGTTTTATACGATTAACAAGATATGGAATATCAAAGCCGCGGACATTCCAGCCTGTAATTACTTCAGGATACGCTGACGTCCAATATGCCATAAATGATTCAAGTAAAGCATATTCATCTTCGCAACGAATATATCGAATATTAAGATGTGTGTGCGGTGATTTTTCTTTGTCATACTCACCGCAGCCCCATACACGATACACTCCTTCTTTCGAAGACTTTAAAGCAATAGCAGTCACAGGCCATTGTGCATCATCGGGATTAGGAAATCCATCTTCTGAATGAACCTCAATATCCATAAAGACAGTGTTAATAAGAGAGGTATTTACTTCAGGTTCTTTAGGGAATTTTTTCTGTATGAACTGCCAAATAATTCTATCTTGACCATACCATTTAAAACTATCTACGTTTTCATACTTTTTAATAAAGTCTTTCATTTCATTATAGTTATGAAAATAAACAGGCTCTACATAATTGCCATCAAGAGCTTGCCATTCGGTTTGGCTTTTTGAGGGCACATACAATACCGGTCGATAGTCATTACCTCTATCAAGACCAAGTTTATATTCTAAAGTTTGCGGAACACCTTGATGGTTATATCCGCGATATAATATTTTATTTCCACGACGATCTACATTCGTATAAAAAGACATACAACCTCCAACAACATAATATATTATACACTAGTTTCAACGGATTGTACACTGTTTTTATGCGATTGCTCTCATTCTTTCTACGAGTCGATCCGCACGATTGGTTACCTGGCGGTACCATGCGCTATCTACCATTTCATCAGCAGCAGCATTCCAATCTTGAGCATCTACTCCGCGTTTCATTCCTTTAAATTTAGATAAACGAGGACGACCCATATTAAACATCATATTGGCTATAATTTGTTGGACTTCTTCTGGCAAATCATCGAAGTCTGGATAGAGGATTCTGCATTCCGATAACACGACTTCAACATCTTTATCGAAGCATTCGTTAACTCGGCTTTCTGTGATAGCTGTTCCAACTGGTTGCCCAGATTCAGGATCACTATCAAGAACCAAATGGCCGATGCCAAAAGTAGGGAGATCCAAATGATCGAGGTAGATTTCATATTTCACGCCTTCATCAATTTTTAGTTGTTCTCTTAGATTATCAATATTCATTACCACGTAGCTCCTTTTACTTCCATATAGCAGTTACGGTCCGGCTTGCTGTCTGCCTGCTGAACCCAGTTAAGTTCTTGAATTAAACGATTATACCAGTTTTTATCATGCTGGTCATGTGCTTTATTCATATCGTCCATGAGCTGGCTGATACGAACTTTTATATAATTTTTTCTACGATTTTCTTGTACGTTACTAAAACTATTTCTCATCATGTATTCTCCAAAGTAAATGAGTCAGGTAAATCTCTTAAAGGTTGTTCGCAATCACATCTATTACAAACATCGTTAATGCATGACATGCATTCTGTTGTTAAACAATGGCATCTACAACCACAGTTTTTACAATAGCGTGGTGGACCTTGCATATTACCTCCTACGTTAAAAGGGAACAACATAAGCTGTTCCCTTTTATTTATACTAACTTAATATCTAGTTCCAAATCCATTTACTTCAGCATTAAGTCGACGCTCAAGTTCTGAAAGAGTATATTGATACTCTCTGTACTTGAGTGGCCGAGCCATGTGTTGCCATGGATTAGATGGTTGAATATCAACCACAAAGAATTTTTTTAAAAATTTAAACATTCTTTTTATATGCCTCCATAGTTTTGTGGTTAAGCTCAGCTAATAGACTGTAATACGTATGCTCCGGATATTCAATTAACAGCACTCGAGCGATTTGCTCATTAGCTGCAATTTGGCGGGACATCTGCATAGCTGTGCCGACTGATGCGAAGAAACCGGTAACCGCTTTAAGCGGGTTCGGCAGACTTAAGTTTTTTAGTGCGAGAGTGGTCATTTGTTAATTCCTCGTGTTTCGTGATTGAAATTTTACGAGGCCGCTTTTCTTCCGGAAGGACAACTTCAAGTCCGACAGTTAAGATTCCATCCGTTAGATCAGCTCCAGTGACTTCTGTATATTCAGACAGTCTAAATGACTTATTCCAGTTTCGAGCACTAATACCTTTGTGAACATACATATCTTGATTCCTACGTGCTGGTCTATTACCAGTAATCGTTAAGACATGGTCTTTTACTTCAATGTCAATATGTTCTTGTTTGAATCCAGCCACTGCAAGTTCTAAAGAGTATTTAAGCTCTTCTTCTTTTACAACATTGTGTGGTGGATAAGTATCCTTCGCATGCTTGTGAATACTTTCAAGCTGATCGAAGATGTGGTCGAAACCTAAAAAGGCGTTTCGCGGGTATGCGAATGTTCCAGCAGTCATATGTACCTCCATGACTTATGCAAGGTTTAAATGGACCCGCAGTATGCGGCATCCTAATTCTATTTATATCACAAACAAAATTGTTGATATACTTTTTGTATTATTTTTTTTGCTATTGGCGAAGAAAATGTATGC